CGTTCCAAGGTGGATTTGATGGTGATAATCCGGCTCGTTATATTAACATGTACGAAGCAATTACTGCAACAAATACACAAGGATTTAATTGTCAAACTGGTGTAAGTGATGGTTCTAAGGCATATAAGAAAGCATTGGATAATATCGCAAACCCAGATGTATATGATATTAACTTGTTAGTATTACCTGGTATCGTATATGAATTACATCCGTATGTTGCAAATTACGCATTGAATATATGTGAATCTCGTGGTGATTGTTTCTACATTCTGGATTTAGCACAAGCAAGTTCAACCATTACATCGGCGGTCAATCAAGCTGCATTACTTGATACAAGTTACGCGGCAGGATATTTCCCGTGGATTCGAGTACTGGATGACAATATTAATAAGTTAGTATTTGTACCACCTTCGGTATCACTACCAGAAGTATATGCATACAATGACAATGTAGCAGCAGAATGGTTTGCACCAGCAGGTTTAAATCGTGGTGGAATTCCAGGAGCAGCTGGTGTTAAGACAAAATTGACACAAGCAAATCGTGATGAATTATACGAAGGTAAAGTCAACCCAATCGCACAATTCCCAGGACAAGGTATTTGTGTATGGGGACAAAAGACTTTACAACGCCGTAGGTCAGCACTTGACCGTGTAAACGTCCGTCGTTTACTAATTACCGTTAAGAAGTTTATCGCAAGTTCATCACGTTTCTTAGTATTCGAACAAAATGTTGAAATAACTCGTCGTCGTTTCCTCAACATCGTAAATCCATTCTTGGCAAACGTCCAAGAACGATCAGGTCTATACGCATTCCGTGTGATTATGGATGAAACCAATAACACACCAGACGTAATTGACCGTAATTTATTGGTTGGTCAATTGTATCTCCAACCAACAAAGACTGCTGAATTCATTAAATTAGAATTCAACATCTTACCAACTGGAGCAACATTCCCAGGCGCATAATCGGTTATATTTTTGGATTATAGACTATTTATTTAAGAATCTGTTAGGAGATACAAATGGCAAACAATATCGTAGCCGAAAATGAAATTTTTTTTACGGCGTTCGAACCAAAGGTCAAAAATCGCTTTCTAATGTTAATTGAAGGCATTCCTGCCTATATCGTTAGAAAGGTGAGCCGTCCTGAAATTCGTCAAGATACAATCAAAGTTCCACATATCAACACCGTTCGGTACATCAAGGGTGTATCGGTGTGGCAACCTATGACCTTGACACTTTACGATCCAGTAGTTCCATCTGGTGCACAAGCAGTGATGGAATGGGTTCGTTTACATCACGAATCAGTAACAGGTCGTGACGGATACGCAGAATTCTACAAGAAAGATTTGACTCTGCAAGTTCTCGGGCCAGTTGGTGACAAGGTTGAAGAATGGATTATCAAGGGTGCACAGATTACACGTGCAACATTTGGTGACCTTGAATGGTCAGACACCAGTGACAACGTGGCAATTGAATTAGAGATTCAACCAGATTATTGCGTACTCAATTATTAATTTTTTTATAATACACAACTTCTCGTAGAAATCAACAAAACCTCGCCCTAATAGGTGGGGTTTTGTTTTATACCAATGATATCCGATACTTATATACAGTATCATTAGGCAGTGCGACACTTCTTTTTTGGATGTAAAATATGGCAGAACTTACCGAATTTAATATTGGGCAGGGAGAAACATTTCGTATAGCAGCCACGATTATTGGTGATAGCGGAAGTATTCCTCTTAATATAACCGATTATACGTTCGTGGGACAAGTAAGAGAAAATTACACTACAGACGAAGTTGCCGCCTCGTTTAACATTACAAAACTGTCACCACTAAATTCTGGATCAGTAATAGTAGAATTAACACCAGAGCAAACTTTATCATTGAATCAGAGAAGATATGTCTATGACATAAATATGGTTAGTGGATCAGTTTCTCCGATAAAAAGAAGAATATTAGAAGGAGCATTAACTATTCGTCCAACCGCTACGAGGTAATAGATGAGTGGTTCGTTACGTCCAATCAATATTGGAATACCAGACATAACAGTTGTAGTTAGAGAAAATAGTGACGCTAATAAAGTGTTGGTAGATGTACCAAATATTAGTGTTAATATTGAAAACTCACCGGACTACAAAGTAAGTGTTCAACCAAGTTCGTTAATTGTACAACGAACTGGATCTTTACCATCATTAGCTGTTTCTGCATTATTTGCAAATACCGCAAGCTATGCGTTATTAGTTAGTGGTTCAATTGATACTGCTATATCTGCGTCCTACGCACAAACTGCATCGTACGCACTCAACGCAGGGTCTGGTACAACCGGACCCACAGGACCACAAGGTACCACCGGTGCAACGGGTATACAGGGCTCGACAGGACCACAAGGTATCGTTGGTGTTACTGGTGCTACTGGTATTCAGGGGGCGACCGGTATACAAGGCATTACTGGACCCACAGGACCACAAGGCATTACCGGCGTTACTGGTGCCACGGGTATACAAGGCGCGACCGGTATACAAGGCACCACCGGACCCACAGGACCACAAGGCATTACTGGACCAAGTGGATCACAAGGTATCGTTGGTGTTACCGGTGCCACTGGTGTTCAAGGTGAAACCGGTGTACAAGGTATCACTGGACCCACAGGACCACAAGGTATCATTGGCGTTACTGGTGCTACTGGGGTGCAAGGTGAAACCGGTGTACAAGGCACCACAGGACCCACAGGACCACAAGGTGTTACGGGATCCACAGGACCAATGCCTGCTGGTGCAATCAGTAGTTCTACTCAATTCAATGCCTTATCAGAAACCACCGCATCATATGCAACCACTGCATCCTACGCACTTAATACATCGGGAGGCTCCGGTACAGGATTCCCCTTTAGTGGGTCAGCCGTTATCACGGGGTCACTCTATGTAAGTGGTAGTGGTGTTTCTGGTAGTCTAACAGGTAAAATTTCAGCGTCTAATGTTAATGTGGGCATACCAACATCAAATAATTGGCAATCCAGTTTAAACGGGTCATACTTTAATAATTTTACTCCGCAAACAGATATTTCTGAAATATTGCGTTTCGTAGCAGGATTATTATCATCCTCCGCACCCGATGCATCACCAAATACAAAAACTTATAGCACTTATACATCAAATGTAGGGGGAACCGGTACAGGCACAGCACTAACTGGTAGAATTCCGAGTGCAAGTAGTAATGCAACGATTAATTATTTAAATACAAAAGGATTTGCCACTAGCGGTAGTGCAATCTTTTCTGGTATTACACCAATCTATAATGCAAATTATACATACACCTATACTTCGGTATCTGCAGGATCTACAACGGTATCTTCCTCGGTGGATGCGCAACTCTTTGGATTGGGTCCATTATTATCAGGTACCCCCACGGATTTCAGTGTGTCGGGATCATTTACATTTAGATTTAAAAATAATAGTGCAAAAACAGATACGGCTACATCAAGTTCTGGACAAATTATTACCCAAACTGGGGCAGGAACTACTAGCGGTGTATCACTTGCGAAAATCAATACCGCTAATCCCGCAGTTATTCCGGCAGGATATCAAGATGGAAAATACGCAACCGTATTTTCTCCATATCTATACAGTGGGTCGGCAAGTGGTGTAAGTGCAAGTGGATATTATCATATTTCTGCCTCTATTGCAATTGCCAGTAGTTCAGGAAACTATAGTACTCCGATTGCAAGTAATGTGGAAATATTCTGGGCACCCACAACAACCATTAGTACCAATGTACCTACACAAACTCCATCAACGGGAAGCACTACAATTACAGCATTAACTGCCACCTCACGATCATTGAGTGGCGCTCCATACTTAAGTGGATCCACATACGGAATTTCAAGTTCTGTTACAGGAATATTTAATCCGCTGTATTATGCCAGTACTATTGCTACGGTTACTGCTACAACGGTAACCAATACGAGTGGTATTATATCCGTTGCAATGTCCGCAGGTACACCCAGTACAATTTCCACGGTGAACGCGGTGTTTGATTCCACAGGAACAACGGTACGCGCATCGTCAACGATTCCAAAAGAAGATGATATTATCAAATTGGGTGGAGCATATGTTTTTGCACCAGGTGCTACAAACAATGTGAGTCAAATCGGTACAGGATCATCTACATTTACCTTTACGGTAACTGGATATAATTATAACGGTAGTGCCACTGCAAAAAGTAGCACTGTTAGTTTCCATACCGCCGGTGCATTTGGACAACCAGCCGCCAGTGGTGGTCTTGCCTATTATGGGGCGGGACAATCCACGGACACATCTACTGCACTAGTAGAATCATTTGTTGGGGAAACCTATCGCATTCAAGCAACTGATGCAGTACTAACATTTAGTGGTAGTGCATGGAATACCGCATCGGCATTTTATACATTAGGTAATACCGACTTACAAGTAAAACCTGGATATTTAGTTAAGCCCGGCGGCACCTACAAATATTGGTTAACCAATCCAAGTAGTACTAGTGATTACAAATATTATATTCGTAAGTTTACTACCTCTGGTACTAAAACCACAATGACCATAAACGCAGGACAAGTATTATCCGATTGGCAAACTTCGGGAAGTAATTCTGTTGCTGCATTGGTATTATTTGAATCATCCGTGAGTGGTAGCACCGCAAGTGGTACTCCATTAACCACTGCACGATTCTATGATCCAACAAAAACCATATCAAACTTTGTTGGAAATATACCAGCAAATACCGATGGACAAAATCTCTTTGGTTCCACCATTGCGCTGTATGGTAATACTGGTGGTAGTTTGGCAAGTACTACCTATACCATGCCGATAAGAAACGCCGATGGTATTTATGTAGAATCGGTATATAACGAAGTGTATGTGATTGTCCGATACAAGGGAGATCCAACCCCCGTGTCCAGTATAACAGTTGCTTTTAGTTAGGAAATACAATGCCAATAGATAATTCCAAAAAATCATCACGACTTTTACAAAGTAGACGGTATACGCATGATGGGTATACGGATGGGCAAGAAGCATTTACATCCGTATTGGATATTAATGCGGCTGAAGTGTATACGGATCAAAATTTAATTCCATCAAGTAGTTTACCATTTAGCGGAAGTGGACAGAGTGGTACAACATATTCTGTTAATGGGCAATCCGTATTAAAATATTATTATCGTCAAACCATGACCAAATCCAACCTCAATAATGAGGTGTGGTTTGTAGTAGATCCATCAGGGTCAAGTGCTGGCATCGGTGCTCAATTAATTGACGCTAATCAAAAAACAAGTTTTATTTCACCAAAATATTCAGTACCGGCGTTAGCAAACGCCACTGCAGAAGATAGTCCTCCTGGATATTTGGCACGAGTATTCATAACCACTACTGGGTCGGGTGTTGTACCAGCAGACCAAGTATCCACTAACAATTATGCATTTGATTATAAGACCGGCGTTCTACAGTTTAGTTCTTCCGGCGTTGCCCCGTCAAATTCACAATATGTGTCTATTACGGTAAACCAGTATGTTGGCAGAACCGTAGCCACCAATGTCCCATCAGCAAGTATTGCGGTCAGTGCATCCTATGCAACCACGGCAAGTTATGCGGTAAATGCAGCAAGTGTACCCGCAGGAACTGTCAGTAGTTCTGCCCAAGTAGTAACATATGTTAGTGGTTCTACTATCGTTCCCAATCGTGTAGAATCCAATGAATATACGTTAATCGCGGGGGCGGTATCCTTGACCTTTACGGGGTCGATTACCTCGGGTATTTTCGGGGCAACGGAATATGTGTTACCTTTTATTCCCACAAGTAGTTACTCCGCAGCTACGGTTGAGTATGTTGCGTCGAGACAAGGTGGATTGCGTGTGGGTGTAATTTTGGCAGGATGGAGTGGTAGTAATACGACAGTTACAGACATATCCAGTACGGACGTTGGGGATACATCGGATATTCGCTTCTCGTTGGTCCAGGATAGCGGATATATTAAACTTCGTGTAGAAAGTCTAGGCAGTGGATCATACCCTTGGACAGTCCAGAGTTTATTCAAACTATTCCCAACTTTACCTTAGTAGTTAACTATTTATATTTTAGATACGTAATACCATTTGGAGATGCCCTATGGCAAATGAATTTGTAGCAAGACGAGGTATAATAGCACAATCTGGTGGGGCAAAAATCACTGGATCCTTACTGGTTAGTGGTACAATCGACGCAACAGGATATAATATCATTGCATCGTCACTTACTGGATCGTTCTCTGGTTCAATTGGTAGCGCGATATCGGCGTCCTTCGCAACCACCGCATCCGCAGCAACGAGTATTACTTTTACTCCACCAACCGCATCGTTCGCTGTTACAGCATCGTTCGCAACAAACGCAACAATTCCAGCAGGAACCGTATCGTCATCCGCGCAAGTTATTGCCGCGCTACCGGGAGTAGTGTCCTCATCTGGTCAAATTGATTATAACTCTATTACAAATAAGTTAAGTGGTGTTATTTCAAGTTCAACACAATTTAATGCATTGGGTGACACCTCCGCCTCATTTGCAACAACTGCTTCATTTGCATTAAATGCAACTATTCCGGCAGGTACAGTTTCCGCATCAAGTCAAGTAGATATTACGGCAACTACAAACTTTTCAACGTTTAGTTCCTCATTAGCAACTGTTGATTCGGGACAAACTACTCGTATTGATAATTTAGCAAGTGCAACCAGCTCATACGCAATAAATGCAACTATTCAAGGACAACTTGCTGGTGTCGCATCAAGTTCAGCACAAGTTAAAGCATTTTTACCAGCCGATACAGTATCAAGTTCTGGACAAGTTAGTTTAACAGCGACCACAGGATATTCAACGTTTAGTTCATCAATTGCAACTAAAAATGATTTACAAGATGTTTCCATTAACTCTCTGAACGCAGCAACTAGTTCGTATGCAATTAATGCAACAATTCAAGGTCAACTTGCTGGTGTCGCATCAAGTTCAGCACAAGTTAAAGCATTTTTACCAGCAGACACAGTATCAAGTTCAGCACAAGTTAAAGCATTTTTACCAGCCGACACAGTATCAAGTTCTGGACAAGTTGACATTACGGCAACTACAAACTTTTCAACGTTTAGTTCATCGTTAGCAACAGTTGATGCTGGTCAAACTATCCGCATTGACAATTTAGCAAGTTTAACCAGCTC